AAAACCTAAGGTAAGTTGTTAATGTATGTTTTTTTTAAGGCACTACCTAGTAGTTGTTGACACTGTGCTATCAATATAGAGACTATAGCACATTTTTGCTAATTTGTCAAGTCCTTTATTGACTTTTGTGTTGTACCTGTTTATTGCCTGCTCAGGCCTTCGCAATGCACAGATTCCAGCACTGATTTCATAGACCTGTATTGCCTATGCAGAAAAATAGATAAGACATTGATTCTTATGCTCTTTTTCTTATAAGGCAATATTGTCTATTTTGCTCTTTTTTGAGGCTATGGTGGTTCAACAATATTATCAGCACAGCTACTACCCCACCCCCCCTATGTTGCAGTGCAGCATTATGTTGCAGTGCAGCAAGTTAGTTAGTACTTACTTTGCTGACGGTGTTGCAGTGCAGCAATAGTGAGCACTTACTTCGATGGTGCAGTGCAGTCAATGGTGCAGTGCAGTATATATGGCAGTGTTGCACCATTTTAGTGCATCCTAGCCTGACTGTGTTGCAGTGCAGCAATCATGCACCAAAGAAGTGCAGTAGTGGTTGCATAATGACCAGCAGCTATGGCTGTACAGGCATACATGGTCTTAAAAGCCGTCAGAAAGCCCTAGGACAGGTTTTCTCTGTTTAGGCTAGGCAGGTATCAACCAAGGCTCGTCAGCGGTTTTTCTAGTATTCATGCGGGTTACAGCCCGATTTGACCACACTGCAGAGTCAGGTATTTATCCACAGGCAGGCAATACCTGAGTAGAGAAGTCAAGATAAGGGTTTTCCCTAATACCGAGGACAGAATTCTGTGCTTATACTGTAGTCTCAGTATCACAAACCAAGAAAGGACTACCATGGAAACAACACTTAGAAGCATAAAGAAAGTTAGTGCCTCTGAATTCAGTATCTTAGAAGGCGATAACATTGTAGGCTCTATTAAGAAGACAGCAGACAAGTCAGGTCATCGATGCTATGGTGTCTTCTTTGACGGCAAGACACAGATGCTATTCTCTAGTCTCGATACTGCCAAGGCAGTCGCAGAGCGTATTCAAGATAGTGACTTTTAATAGGGGCAAGACATGAAAAAAGTAATAAACCTAGAAAGCATAAAAGACAGGCTCATTGATAAAGGCTTCGATCCTGAATCAATAGAGGTTGATAGACAATTCAACACAGTCTGTCTGCCGGCAAGCCAAATCAGTATTTGGGTCAGTAATGATCCATATGTGGATGACATTGGGGCTGTGTTTTATGATGTCGATGCCTCAGTAGACAGCCCAAACTGTGACACAATAGAGGATCTTATGAGAGAATTTGATCGAGCCATGAATCACATTCGGGCTTATAATGAGGCATTGAAGCAAAACAATGGGCAGTTACCTGTTGGTTGGTGTTACTAATTTTTAACTTAATTATAAAGGAACCTAGACATGAAAAACTTTTACGACTTTATCAAAAGCTATGACATCGAAGATGTTCGGACAATGGCCGAGCATGGCTGTATGGGCGGGATTCGTGGCATGACTTACTACACCGAGACCTCAGCAATTTATGACGAGTACGCAAACGAACTACACGCTTTGGTGGGCTGTATGAAGCAAGAATTCGGAGCGTTCCCTGCCTTTATTGCTGACAGTATCGGCACTGCTGCCTGCTTCAAATACGCTATGGTTCAGTTCTGTGCTGAAGTAGTGGCGCAAGAGATTTTAGAAACAACGGAGGCCTAAAAATGAACACATACAATGGTTGGACAAACTACGCAACATGGAGGGTCAATCTTGAAATGTTCGACTCTCTGACACCTGCTGACTTTTGGGGTGGATTTGGTGATCCCGACTTAGAAGAAGTTTACGAGTTTAGCAAGGCGTTAAAAGACTATGCCGAGGAGATCATCTGCGAGCAGTCTCAGGAAGGCATAGCCCAAGATTACGCTTTGGCGTTCATCTCTGATGTTGATTGGTACAGCATCGCCAAGCACATGATCCAAGCATCGATGGAGGCCTAATCATGACTATGTGGGAATATGCAAGTATCGCTGTACTTTTGTTGGGCTGTGCTGGGGTTATCATGGTTTTTCGCCCTTGGGACTTGGACTAACTTTATAGGAGCATTAAATGACTGCTAACGATACAAGGTCACAATTAGACCTAATATGGAATGCTTTACACTTTTATAGGGCCTACGGTATACCCGAAGGGGACAAGGCCCATGACGATCAATGGTCGGATCTGTGTTCCGCAATGGCTTACATTTCAGAAGATCTAGGGGAGGATTATTAATGAGACATAAACAATGCAGAGCAGACAGTATCAATGGCACAAGCCTGAAAGGCTACATTACGACAACTTACGATGACCTTTGTAAGACCTTTGGAGCGCCTACCATATTTGTCGGCGATAAGACTAACGCAGAGTGGTTTATAGAATTCGAGGATGGCTCAGTCGCTACAGTCTACGATTGGAAATTAGATCACATACCATTGGAACCCTACCGTTGGCACATAGGGGGCTTTGATGCCTTTGCCGTTGCATCGGTGCATAACGCTGTGTTAGAATCCAAAGTGTCCAATTTTGTCCAACAACAACAGGAGGTTTTATCATGCTGTTAACGAATGAAGAAGTGGTAGAGATTCTTGACGATAGGCTAGACTATAGTGATTGGGGCAATTGGTATGGTGACCAAGATTCCCTGATCGAGTTTGCCTACCATATCGTCAAGGCAGAGGATGAGAAACGGCTAAAGCTAGCCTATGAGAAGGATTTGCTCAGAGATGCCTACTTTAGCGAATCAATGACTGCTTTTGATGCCTTAACTATTAAAAAGGGGACATCCTAATGCGTTGCCGTTCATGCAATGAGGCATTGACAGACTATGAGACCACAATTCGGTCACTTCACACTATGGAATATGTCTCTATGTGCAAACAGTGCCTAAAATCGATTAAAACAGACCTATGTGCCGTCGGTAATGTTTCCCTGATGTCTGAGGCCGATGAAGTCGAGGAAGGCACAGAAGCCGATTTAGACCCATTAGCAGGCATCGAGGATTTTGATGATGATCCTTGGAAAGACAGATAAGCTGGCACGATTCTTGCTATTAAAGACTATATTAACTAAATAGTCTATATTGAAAAAGACTTTAATAAAGATTTTAATTCTTTAACTATATAGGTAACTACTTAGAAAGGTAGGACTCAATGGAAAATGATGACTTAGAACGGATATATTGGTTTTGTGTCTCTGATTGTGTAGACTTGTTGGCTCATGGCTCAACCGATATTGAGACCCTGTTAAACGATGTCTATGAGGCTCTAAAGCGCACTAAGCCAGAATCTGGCACTTGTGTCGCTTTGCTGGCTGTGCTGGATCAATTGGCAGAGGAAAGGGCTAGGATCAATGCAAACTCAGTCTAAATTTATCAAGCACATAGCCTGTGAGGGCTGTGGTTCCTCTGATGCTAGGGCTGTGTACTCTGACGGCTCTGAATACTGTTTTAATTGTAAAACCCATAGCAGGGCCCAAGACGGCTTTGTTGACCAAGGAAGGGGTAAGGTACTAACCATGACTCAGAAACCCGTTGTAGAGCCTCTAAAGGGCCTTAGCGGTCAATTCCTAAGCATACCTGAGAGAGGTATCACTAAAGCCACCTGTGAAGCCTATGGTGTCAGACAATCAGGGACAGAACACTATTATCCCTACACCGATGATAGAGGCACTGAGGTAGCCTTTAAGGTCAGGGTAGTGGCAGACAAGCAATTCAGGTCTCAAGGCAACATTAAAGAGGCTCTGTTGTTTGGTCAGAATCGTTACCCTGCCGGTGGTAAGTACCTGACTATCTGTGAAGGCGAGTTAGATGCACTAGCTGCCTTTCAGATGACGGGGTCTCTCTACCCTGTGGTGTCGATCAAGAACGGGGCACAATCGGCTGTGAAGGACTGCCAAGCCCAATTCGAGTACATCGATAGCTTTGAGACTGTTGTGCTGGCCTTTGATGCTGATGAACCAGGGCAGGAAGCAGCCCTAGCCGTTGCTGATCTGTTTGGCTCTAAGGTCAAGATTATGAAGATGACCAAGCCCTACAAAGATGCTTGCGATTATCTGAAAGACAACAAATCTGCGGACTTTGTCAAAGCATGGTGGGCAGCAGAGACCTATGTGCCTGATGGCATCGTTGCTGGCTCTGAACTGTTTGAGTTAGTGATGCAGCCCTTGCCAAAGGCTCAGGCGCATTATCCCTATGCAGGCTTGAATGACATGACCGGCGGTATCAGACAGCAAGAGATGGTGGTGGTCACTGCTGGCTCTGGTCTTGGTAAGTCTCAGTTTATTCGTGAGGTCATTTGGCAATTGCTCTGTGAGACCAAAGATAACATCGGGATTATGTTCTTGGAAGAGTCGGTCAAGCGGACAGCCTTGTCTCTGATGTCGCTAGCGATCAATAAGCCACTGCACCTAGCAGAGACTGAGGCCACTGAGGCATCTAAGAAGGAAGCCTTTGATAAGACACTAGGCTCTAATCGTCTGTTCTTCTATGACTGTTTCGGTAGCACAGCAATCGACAACATCATCAATCGAGTGAGGTACTTCACCAAAGGCCTAGATTGCAAGTACATCCTGCTAGACCATGTGTCTATCGTGGTGTCTGCTCAGGATCATGGTGACGAGCGCAAAGCCATTGATGAGATTATGACCAAGCTGCGGATGATTGTGCAGGAAACAGGCGTAGCATTATTTGTGGTGTCCCACCTACGCAGGCCAGAGGGTAAAGGCCATGAAGAGGGCGCAGCCACTAGTCTGTCCCAATTAAGGGGTTCAGCAAGTATTGGACAATTGGCAGACATGGTGCTAGGATTAGAAAGGTCAGCACAGCATGAAGACCCTATCGAGCGCAATACAACAAGGGTCAGGGTTATTAAGAACCGATACAGCGGAGAGACCGGCAAAGCCTGTGCAGTCCTGTATGACAAGCACACAGG